ACACACCAAAAGCGAGTTTGCTTCGTTTTTATTGCCTAGTTGGTTCTTAGGTAGGTTCCCACAGAAAAAGGTCATACAGACCTCTCATACGGCTGAGTTAGCGGTTGGGTTTGGTAGGAAGGTTAGGAACCTAGTCGGCGCGGATGTGTACAAAGAAGTCTTCCCTAATGTTGGGTTACAAGCGGATAGTAAGGCTGCTGGGAGATGGAGTACCAATCATGGTGGGGAGTACTTTGCTATTGGGGTGGGTGGTGCTGTAACGGGTAAGGGTGCGGATCTTCTTATTATTGATGATCCTCATTCGGAGCAGGAGGCTAAGTTAGCCATGACCGATCCCGGCATTTTTGACTCGGTCTATGAGTGGTACACGTCAGGCCCAAGACAGAGGCTCCAGCCGGGAGGTTCCATTGTCATTGTCATGACAAGATGGTCTACCAAAGACTTGACCGGTAGGATCTTAAAGTCATCCATTGAGGATGAGAAAGTCAATGAGTGGGAAATCATTGAACTTCCGGCACTATTGCCTAGTGGTAATCCGTTATGGCCTGAGTTCTGGCCGATAGAAGAACTTGAAGCGTTAAAAGCTGAACTACCAGTTAGTAAGTGGAATGCCCAGTATCAACAAAAGCCCACTTCTGAAGAAGGTGCCATCATTAAAAGGGAATGGTGGAAGATATGGGAAGGTGATAGACCGCCTTCATGTGAGTTCATCATTCAAAGTTGGGATACGGCTTTTACGAAGAGTAACCGTTCAGACTTCTCCGCCTGTACGACATGGGGCGTGTTTCATCCCGATGAGGGTCCAGATGCTCATGTGATTCTTTTGGATGCGTTTAAAGAGCGTCTGGAGTTCCCTGATTTAAAGCGCAAAGCCTTTGAGATGTGGAAGGATTGGGAGCCAGACGCCTTTGTGGTGGAAGCGAAAGCCGCCGGTGCTCCGTTAATTTATGAGCTAAGGCAAATGGGGATTCCTGTTCAAGAGTTCACACCATCACGGGGAAATGATAAAGTGGTGCGTGTAAACGCTGTCTCTGACCTGTTCTCCTCCGGAAAAGTCTGGGCACCCCGTAAACGGTGGGCTGAAGAAGTGATGGAGGAAATTGCAGGTTTTCCTTATTCGGACAATGACGACTTGACGGACTCCACAACACAGGCACTGATTCGGTTTAGAAAAGGTGGGTTTGTGCGTCTTCAAACCGATGAACCCGACGATCCCGTCTACTTTAGAAGAAAGGTGGGGTACTACTGATGATGGATAAATCCCTATCCCCGATGGTTATTGAGATTGAAGATCCTGAAGAGGTGACGATTGAGACCGAAGACTTCTCTTTGACAATCGGCAAAGAAGAACCTGAAGAAGCGTTTGACGATAATCTTGCCGAATACATGGATGAGAGAGAGCTACAGCATATAGCCTCTGATCTGATCCGGGATATTGAGGAAGATGAGACAAGTCGGAAAGAATGGATTAAGACCTATGTAGATGGTTTAAACCTTCTAGGACTTAAGTATGAGGAAAGAACAGAACCGTGGCCTGGGGCTTGTGGTGTGTTCTATCCTATTCTTTCAGAAGCTGCGGTGCGGTTCCAAAGTGAATCCATCATGGAGCAGTTTCCCGCTGCTGGCCCGGTTAAAACTCAAATTGTCGGCAAAGTAACCACTGAGAAGACTTCGGCTGCGGACAGGGTTCAGGAGGATATGAACTGGCGTCTGACAGAACAGATGCCTGAATACAGACCAGAGCATGAAAAGCTACTGTGGTCTTTGGCATTAGCCGGATCGGCCTTTAAAAAGATCTACTTTGATCCTTCATTAGGACGGCAAGTAGCTGTCTTTGTTCCTGCTGAGGACATTATTGTTCCTTACGGCATCAGTTCGTTAGAAAACTCTCCTCGCGTGACCCATGTCATGCGGAAAACAGAGAACGATGTCAAGAAATTAATGGCGTCAGGGTTCTATAGAGATGTGGATTTGCCCGAACCACAGAATGTTTTAGATGATGTGGAGAAGAAAAAGGCCGAAGAGATGGGCATGACGGCCACAATGGATCACCGATACAAGATATTTGAGGTTCACGCTGACCTAGATCTCCCCGGATATGAGGATAAAGACGATGATGGAGAGCCAACGGGTATCGCTTTACCTTATGTAGTTACCTTAGATAAGCAAAGTAATACCGTTTTATCCATCCGAAGGAACTATTACGAAGAAGATCCGCTGAAATTAAAGCGTCAGCACTTCGTTCACTACATCTATGTCCCCGGATTTGGGTTCTATGGGTTTGGTTTGATTCATTTAGTGGGTGCGTTTGCTAAATCTGGCACCTCTTTAATTAGGCAACTGGTAGATGCGGGTACGTTAAGCAACCTTCCGGGTGGTTTAAAGACTCGTGGGCTGCGGGTTAAGGGTGATGACACCCCCATTAGCCCGGGAGAGTTTAGAGATGTTGACGTACCGTCGGGTGCAATCAAGGACAACATCCTTCCTTTACCCTACAAAGAGCCAAGTCAGGTCTTATTTACCCTGTTACAGACAATTGTTCAGGAAGGAAGACGGTTTGCTGCTACGGCAGACATGCAAATCTCTGATTTGTCTGCAAATACCCCGGTTGGTACGACATTAGCGGTCCTAGAAAGGACGTTAAAGGTAATGTCGGCGGTACAAGCCCGTCTTCATTACTCCATGCGGCAGGAATTTAAGCTACTTGCTGCCATTATCCGGGACTACGCCCCAGAAGAGTACAACTATGACGTGGATTCTCCCTTTGGGAGGATGATTAAACAGGCTGATTACGACATGGTGGACGTTATCCCCGTGTCTGATCCTAACGCGACGACGATGGCGCAGCGGATTGTCCAGTATCAGGCTGTTTTACAACTATCTGCTCAGGCACCTCAGATCTATGACATGCCAAAACTCCACGCAAGGATGCTGGATGTCATAGGCATTAAAGATATTGGTGACCTTATCCCTGCGGCTAAGGAAGAAAAGCCACAAGACCCTGTATCAGAGAACATGGCTGTCTTAAATATGAAGCCTGTGAAGGCTTTCATGTACCAGGATCATGAAGCACACATGGCAGTCCATATGGCAGCGATGCAAGACCCTGTATTACGCGCTACGTTAGGTCAGAACCCACAAGCTCAGGCTATGTTTGGTGCCATGATGGCTCATATTAATGAGCATCTAGGGTTCTTGTATAGACGTCAAATGGAAGAAACCCTTGGGGTTCCCTTACCCCCGCCGGGAGAGCCATTGCCGCAGAGCATGGAAGTGGAGTTGTCTAGGCTGGTTGCTGCTGCATCGCAGCAATTACTCCAGAAACACATGGCACAAGCTCAACAACAACAAGCTCAACAACAGCAGCAAGATCCTATCTTCCAGCAGCAGCAGATGGAGCTTCAGCTTAAGCAAGGCGAGCTACAACTGAAACAGCAAAAGACACAGGCTGATATTCAGTTACGCGCCCAAGCTGAACAAAATAAAGACACCCGTGAGCGGGAGAGGATTGAGGCACAAGAAAGAATTGCCTCAGCACAGATACAAGCGAAGTTATTGGAGAAAGCTGCTGAAGCCCAGAGGATGCCATGACGTTTGCCGACGCACTCAATTTAGAAATACTCAAGCAAGTCAAGTACTTATCAGAGACGCTTTCGCAAGGAAGCATCAGGTCTTTTGATGAGTACAAGCACGTTTGCGGTCAGATTCAAGGTCTCTTGACTGCAAACGAAATCATTAAAGACCTTGCAGAAAGGATTGAAGATGAGTGAAGAGGTACAAGCGTTCCCAGAGGAGAAAGCCAAGCAACTGCCAGACCCGCAGGGGTATAGGATGCTATGTGCAATCCCCGAAGTGGAAGACAAGTTTGAGAACGGTCTTTTAAAACCAGACAGTCTTCAGAAGATTGAAGAGTTCAGCACCGTCATTTTGTTTGTGATCAAGATGGGGCCGGACTGTTACTTGGATAAAACCCGCTTCCCAAATGGCCCGTGGTGCAAGGAAGGCGACTTTATTATGGTTCGCGCTTATTCAGGCACGCGTTTCAAAATTCACGGCAGAGAGTTTCGTTTGATTAACGATGACTCAGTAGAAGCTGTTGTGCAAGATCCCCGTGGGATTACCAGAGCTTAGGAGTTTATATGAGCGAAGAAAACCAAGAAGTACAGATTGAGATTGAAGACGATACGCCACCAGAAGACCGGGGTAGGACGCCTATTAAAAACCCAGATATCCCAGATGATGAGATATCCAAATACTCAGATGACGTTCAACAAAGGATCAAACACCTAAAGCACGGTTATCACGATGAACGTAGGGCAAAAGAAACTGCCTTGCGCGAGCGGGAAGAAGCCATTGCTTATGCGGCAAAAATTGCCGAAGAGAATAAGAAGCTTAAAGAGAAAGTATCTAGCGGTGAATCCACGCTTATCAAAACGCTGCAAACAGCAAGCGATGGTGAAGTTAATACCGCCAAGCGGGAATATAAAGAAGCTTTAGAAACTGGTGACTCGGAAAAGATTGTTGAGGCACAGGAAAAACTTCAGCGAACTATCCTGCGCCATGAGCGACTCAAGACGTTTAAACCACAGCCTGAGTTGACGGAACAAGAGAAGCCTGTTTACACTCCGCCTGTTGAACCTGCTCGTGATCGTAAAGCTGAATCATGGAAGAAAGATAATCCTTGGTTTGGCGATACCGAAAATGAGTTGCATGAAGAAATGACTGCCGTTGCAGTAGCCGTTCACAACAAGCTCACCCGTGAGTATGGGAACGAATACGCAAAGACAGATGAGTATTACCGGAAAATAAATGACAGAGTACGTTTGAAGTTTCCGGAGTACTTCGGTGATCAGGACGACGCCGAAGAAGCACCACGAAAACGTCCTGCAACGGTGGTTGCACCCGTGCAACGAAGCTCTCCACCGAAACAAATCAAGCTTCGCAAATCGCAGTTGGAAGTCGCAAAAAGATTGGGCATTAAACCCGAACTTTATTACCAGCATATGCTGGAACTGGAGCAGAAAAATGGTTGAGAAAATTAGCCGTGAGCAAACGACCCGTGAAGCAACTCAACGTCCTACGACGTGGAAACCACCGAGTCTGTTGCCTGATCCAGATCC